CCGCCACAGCGTAGGCGTGTTATTCTGGCCTGCGAATATAATCTAACTTCGCACCGGCATAATAATTGCTTTTGGTAATCGCTTTCTTCAAATCTCTAACTACTCTCACACCGTAAGCAGTTAGGATAGACCTCTTGCTTATGAAGTCCATGTCCCACCAACATCCCACGTCGAAGGATTTTGCGGCTTGACCTAATCCGTGTGGTTGCGGTGTGTCTAGCTTACTATAGACGGTCCAGAAGGCTTTCTCGAACTCGAGTAGATCGCACGTCTTTATCCACATACAACTATCGTCTCCGCTCACGAATAGTAGAAATTCGGCAACTCCAGACTTGTGAGCCACGTAGTACGCATAACATATGACTCGAAGCGTATTGCCTAGAGTGGTCTTGGTTGGGTGGCCAGAGAAAGTGGTTCCGCGTATAGTGAATTTTCCCATATAGACTCTATCTTTGTACATTCCGAGATACGCGACGTGGTCAGTTAGGAGGTTGAACAAATCTATGGAAAGACGTGTGGGCAGTCGTAGACTTCTCTCCATGTCTCGCCAGCATATTTTCAAAAACACGTCGTCCACACTTTTCATAAGCGCTTCCTTCTGATTTGAGTCGTGTTTCTTTCCATCCCACGACACTCTCACCCAATCGTTAGCATTACGGGTTTCAAAGAATGTGTTGATCTTGTCGGACAGACTGGCGCTATTACAACCGTGTATAAAATCTGGATACATTAGCTTAGCTGCCCACATGAAGTAAGTTTGTATCCAAGCGGCGACCATCATGCGTTTTTCCGGGTCCCAAATCAGTCGAGACATTTTGAGGGTCTTGACGACGTCCGTGGAAAAGAATATTTCGCCGTTTTTGACCATGGCTTTGAAGAACGGGTGCCCTTGTGTCGGCATTCTACCTGCTGCTAGTACTGCTTCAATGTAATTGGTATATTTCACTTTCTTCTGGTATGGCCAGCTCTTATCTGCGGCCCACGTGCCTGGTGATCGGTATTGGAATTTATCTGGGTCAACACAAGTGTGGTATCTAATTAGCATATCCTGTTTAACTCTCTGCTCGAAATCGCTCAGCATTCCGGAGTCGATTTCGAATTTCGACGCTAAATGTCGATTTGTGACTGCAGCGATTGTGTTATTCCAATCTTTAGCATCCCACATGAAAGGTTCCACAGGTTTGAGCTCTCCGGTGGACACTTGAGTCCATATGGCATATCCAGT